TTAGTATATTCAGATGGCACAAATATAAATCTAGGTATAAGAGAAAAAGGATATTACACAGTTCCTGGAGCTTACACAGCTGTTGAAGGAGATCAATTATTAATTGATACATCAGGAGGTGGAATTGGATCTGCTGTTACAGTAACTTTACCAGCGTCACCAAGTGTAGGATCAGAAGTAACTTTTATTGACAGTGGTGCCAATTTTGCATCAAATAATCTAACCATAGGCAGAAACGGTTCTAATATTTTAGGGGCAGCTTCTAATTTAACCGTGTCTACTAATGGTTCTGCCTTTACTTTGGTATTTGTTAATGCAACAAGAGGCTGGATCTATAAAGAT